CTGAAATGTGGCACAAGCTCGGTGAGTTCATCGTGACAGAGGGAGCGCATAGGGCAATGGGCATATTGATGGAAATGGAGAATGAAGAATTTCTAAAGAATTACATGGCAATGCTCGAATACTTCAAGCCAAAGCAAGCGCGCAACATTCATTCAGGTGACGAGCAGAATCCTGTTGTCATTAACATTCATGGGAATATATGAAACAATACCACGTTCCTAAATCAGTCGAGGGCATAACCTTGAAGCAATACGTACAATTTTACACGGCAAAAACCGACATTGAGAAAGTGTCAGCGGCAATACAAAAGCCAGTTACTGAATGTGAGCAGTTGCAATTTAGCGCGATTGAAACGATATTGAAGTTGTTTGTTGATGCTTGCCAAAGTGGTGCATCAAAACATGAGCAAACTTTTTTCGATGGTGACGTGCGCATGGGGTTTATTCCTGACTTGAATATGTTAACATTCAAAGAATACATCGACCTTGACTCATTCACTTCGCAGATATACAAGCAACCCGTTGAACCTGAGAATTACAAATACTTCATTGACTTATTTTGTATCTTATTTCGCCCTGTTAAAGAGGTTTGGGGCAAGCGTTATGAGTTAGAACCATACGATATTCAGACCGTTCCAAACTATCGCGACATCATCGAACGCATTACAATGGACAGGGTAAATGGTGCGCTGATTTTTTTTTCGACTATCGCAAACGAACTCTTTCAAGATTCGCTGACTTATTTGGAGAATCAGATGACGGAAGCGGTGAGGGAAATTGGGGGTTAAATCCGTTATCTAAATACGGGTGGGTTCATGTGCTTGAAGGAATAACCGAGCGCGATATGTCGAAGTGGGATATTGTACTAAACAAGACAGCGTGGGAAGTGTTCACTCACATGACGTATTTGAAAGATTACAATGCAGAACAAAAGAGATTATTTGAACTAAGCAAGCATGGTCACTAACATATCATACAACGTAATCATTGACAGGCTAAAGGCTTTTGCCGTTGGTCATTATTTGATTAAACACTTTTCACATGGTCAGATTGATTTGCGCTACCTTGAACAAGGCGCAGATTATTACCCGTGGATGCACGTAATACCCGGCACGATTAACCCAGCAGAAGGTTTGCGTGAGTATTCATTCGACATCACATTCAGCGACTTGACACGTGACAAAGAACATGAGTCTGAATACATACGCGAAGCCATAAGCGACTGCACAAGGTTGGCTGAAGACTTGCTTGCTGAAATAAAAAACGGCAACACCTTATTCGATTCGAGCGTTCAAATTGTGGATGGCAGCTCAATCACTCCATTCATTCATGAGGATACGCACACGCTGACAGGTGTAACACTTTCGCTTTCAATTCGCGTGCCTTGGGATTGGTCGGCTTGCGATATTCCTGCTGATTACGCTCCAGGCGGTTCGAGTTCGGGCGGTTCGGGTTCGGGTGGTTGTTGCGTGACCTTGCAAGTTGGCGGTATTGATAACATCGACCAAAGTTTATTGAATTTGATTGCAGGCACTAACATGACTATCACAGATAACGGCGATGGCTCTGTGACATTTGACTCAACGGGCGGTGGTGGTGGTGGATTGCTTTTAGCTTTACCATTTACGACTGATCACATTAGCGCAACGGGAAACGAGTATTTAATAGGTGACGTTGTTTATTATAGTGGCAACGTGTATCGCTGCATTGCTAACAATGATTCAATACTTCCAACGGATGCAAATTATTGGTTAAATCTCGGTGCTGGTTATCCACTTATACAACAACCAGCGGACTGGAATTCGTCAAGCGGCAATAATCAAATACTGAATAAACCAACAATACCATCGGATCTTGACGATTTAGCTGATGTAAATGCGCCCTCGCCCTCAAATGGTCAAGTATTGACTTACAACAGCACATCGGGGGACTGGGAAGCGGCAACGCCTTCAACAAGCAGCGGCACTGTCACATCGGTTGCTCTTACTGTTCCATCTGCCTTTAATGTAACAGGCTCACCAATTACCACATCGGGAACACTTGCAATATCAGGTGCAGGACTTGCAACCCAATACGTGCGCGGTGATGGGCAACTTGCTAATTTTCCAACAACAAGTGGCGGTGGTTCATCAGTTAGCTATTATTTGAACGGCTCAATAAATCAGGGAACAATAGGCGGCAGCACTTACTACCAAATGAGCAAGACAGCGGTATTTGGTCCGGGTACAGATTTCACGCGAACCAACGTACAGGGCGATGGTTTAATTGCTCAATTTATTACGGATGCTAATGATCCGAATGTGTTGTTAATTCCGGGAGGTAACTTCAATCTTGAGTTTTATTTTAGTGCTTCTTCAGGTGGCGGTTCCCCTTCGTTCTATGTTGAATTATATAAGTATGATGGCAGCACCAGCACATTCACGCTATTGGCTACGGATGTTGCAACGCCCGAAGGCATTACACAAGGCACTGTAATAGATGCGTACTTCACAGCACTTGCAGTACCTCCTACGGTTATGACTTTAACCGATAGATTGGCTGTGCGTGTGTTCGTAACCACATCGGGCCGCACTTTAGTACTGCATACTGAAAATTCGCATTTGTGTCAAGTAATAACCACGCTAAGCACTGGCATAAATGCAATCAATGGTCTTACTTCGCAGGTTCAAAACCTTGCAACTGGCACGGCAGGAAGTGATTTCGCAATCAATAGTACGGGCAGCACGCACACATTCAACCTGCCCACTGCATCAGCTGCAAATCGTGGTGCGTTAAGTAGTGCTGATTGGTCAACTTTCAACGGCAAGCAAAACAGCGTTGGATTTACAACGGTGGGTAATAACATTGCTACGCTTGCGAATCCGAGCGCAATCACTTACCTGAAGATAGCAGCGGACAACACAGTCAGCGCGATAACTGCGGCACAACTCAAAACTGATTTGGGTATTCCTTCGGGGTCGATGTTTAGGTTAATTAAGACAGCGGACCAATCAATCACTGCATCAAATACTACGGCAGTAGACATAACCGATTTGACGTTTCCAATAACGAGTGGTAAGAAATACAGAATAAGAGCGTTTTTAATACATTCAGGCAATCCATCAGCCGGCTTGAAATTTGGTGTAAATGCAAATGTGGCGGTTACGAGTGTGTATCAATACAATGTTTTTGTAACGGGCACAACGAATAATGCAATATCTATTTTGAGTGGAAATACGTTAGGCGTTTTGCCTTTTACTGCTGGAGTGTCAACCTCGTTATTGATGTCAAATATTGAGTGTATAATTGATGCAAATAATACAGGAACGGCAGCGATACAATTCGCGAAAAGCGTAGCCACTGGAGGAACATTGACAATTAAAGCAGGTTCAATCGTTGAATATTACGAATACTAATTTATGAAAACAATACAACCAATTCAATTATGGAGTGATGGCAAAATTCAGAATGCTGTTTATTTCAATATGTACATCAGTTATGACAATCTAAGCACAACGGCGGTGTTCTATTACTCACTCATGGGTGAAACATTCGACTTGCTTGCTTCAGGTAAAATCGAAATGACAGGCAGCGACTATCAAAATTGGGATGACTCAAATGAGGGTGCGTATTTATATGCGGCTTATGTTTTGAATTTAGTTATCACAGGCGATGCAATAACAACTGCCAGCGACACACCGAGCGATGAACAAACAGCTTAAGGATTTACTCAAAATATTAGGTGCTGACGTTGTCGAGCGTGCAAAGAGTAATTTGAAAGTTACTCAAAGCATTCGTTATCCTAACGGCAAGACTTACAAGCGCAACCGATATGCAAGTGGTAAACTTTACAACTCACTTACTTTCAAGGCAAGTGTAGCAGGCGGCAAACCGTTCATCAAATTCACAACAAAGGATGATGAAACGGGAAAATATGCTGACATCGTTGAATTCGGAAGAAGACCTGGCGCAACACCGCCACCGATTGACCCAATAATTGAATGGATGAAGGTGCGTAAAATTCGGTTGCGTAATTCAAAGAATGAGTTCATCAAATATTCGGATGAAGCGCAACGATACGCAGCAAAACGAATAGCGTGGGCAATAAGTAAACGCGGCACGCCCGGAATACTTTACTACACAACGGCACTTCAGGAAATATTAGACGAACGCTCTGATGCGTTTTTTCAATACTTGAATGAAGCTATATCATTCGAATTAGACTTAGACAAAAGAAACAAATAACATGGCACTTACACAAGTTGACAAACCTTACTCATACACTCGCAAAGGGCAACGTCTTTACGTGGTTTATACGAGCGACAATAGCGGTAATACAGGCTTCAAATTCGGATTCAAATTAACCGAAGTTGCAAGTGGTAAACAATATCAAGTATTCATTTCACCTGATCCACAAGGTCGCGGAATATTCGACATGGCACCGCTTGTAAACTTGCGACATCAAGAAGAACCGACAGGCACTTTTCAAATACACGCTGCGACTTGTTACGAGCTTAATGGAAACGGATTCAAGACTTACGACATTGAAGTTACAGAGTGGTGGGTAGTTGATGGTGTGTTCACTCAAAACGAGGAAGTGACCGATACGATTTCAGGAATGGTTGTTACGAACTCCTATTTTCAACCGTATCAAGGCTATAAACCCGACACGATTTCAGTTCCTGCGGCTTGCAATTATTCATGGGAAGTGCCGATGAACTTTAACTTTCTTGGACAAAACGATACAGCGTGGTATGCTTACTCGGATAGAACTATTGACACGAGTTCATGGATTTACCGAAACAATTCTATTTACGTCAATTTAGCAACTGAACCATACGTTGTGACAATCATGTCGCGCTGGAATGATTTGGGTTGTTTGACATTTAGCACACGCTCTGAATTAACAGGCAACACGCTCGACTACATCGATGTGACTTGGGTGGATAACTTGGGTGGATTTACCAACACTCAAATACCCGTTAACTCAAATGAAGCACTTGCGCACATGGCTGTTTATCCGGGGTGCGTTGCAGGAATTATGCCTGCGAATACTGCATACTATTATTTAATTGGTCGCGATGCTTTAGATGCTCGAGTAAGTGCAATTTATTTATTCGTGAATGAGGAAACGCAAGGCAACTGGAATCAAAACTGCAACTATACACCTGTTCGCGTTGCGTGGGTTAATAGTCGCGGTGGATGGGATTACTGGAACTTTCAACTAAAGAGTGAGCGCACAACTCAGATTGAGCGCAAGCAATACAACTCGGTGTTGAAAACCGATTTCGATTATGGTTTTTCAGGCGGTGACGTTCCCTTTCACCCATCGACTCGAATGCTGACAGACCGTTCAAACTTAAATACAACTTCATTGCTTGTAACAAGTGACTGGCTGAGTGATAACGAGTTTACTTTTTTACGCTCGTTGCTGGTCGCTAACCAAGTGCAAATAATTGAAAATGATGATTTCGCAGATACGGGTTGTTATCGCGTAACGCCTGTGAGCATTGAGCAGACATCATTTTCAGAGCAAAAAAGCAAAGATGGTAAGTTGCACAACATCACACTCAACTTGAAGTATTCACAACCTTATTGGTCACACTAAATGCAGAACGAAGTACAACTCATAGTTAAGTCTGGCGGTATTGTCACGACTGAATACACTGTCACATTTGCTAATTGTCCAGCGGCAGAAATTGTTTGCGCATTAGATAAAATCGACATCAGTGCGGTAACTCCGACTTTGTCAACTGATATATGGCAACAATTAGCGGATGAAGGCGGCACTATTGATTTATACGATGGGAGTGACAACTATTTAGCGTCACTTACAATAAATTCTTTTGATGGCACAAGTATACTCTTTTTTGATACAACTGTTGACTGTGCTCTCGTTGAAGGCATCGCGTGTTATTTCAAATTTAGCCTTGACGTAAACACTGAGGTTGAATATTTCCTTGACTTATATCCGAATGAATCCATTTCACTTTCGTATCAATTTACCGACTTAAATAACTTCAGTCAGATAGGCACGTTTTCGCGTGACTTCAGGATACCAGCGACAAAGAAAAATGTAGAAGCACTTGGCCCGTTATACGATTACAATTTCGTGGACGATGTGCAATCATTCAGCAGAAAATACACGGCTGAATTGAGGGTTGACACGATACCGATTTCACGCGGTTACATTCGGGTTATGGCTGCTTACAAGCAACAGGATTTTTTGAGTGATTTCCAAGTTGCATTTTATAGTGAAGCTCCGAATTTCGTGAAGTCGATTGGTGAAAAGAAATTAAAGGACTTGACTGTATTGCCAACACTTTCCGAGCCAGTTGTATTTACTAATGTCACGACAATAAACAGCACACGTATTTGGGCATTGATTGATCGTGGTCAAGGTGGCAAAGCGTTTAGTGAGACTGGAGAAACAAATACCCGACCAACGCAAAATGATGCACAACCACTATATGCAGCTGATTTAACTCCATGCTTGCGATCCGACTATATACTTCAGCAAATTTTTAATGATGCTGGCTTCGAGCTTGACGCGAGTAGCTTATTAACTACATTAAGCGATTACTATGTACCTTGGGTTAATACGGAGTCATTAAACTTCAATTTCGCGGTAAGTGACAATGCGCTGCGTGTTACGAATAGCACGGCAATTAATCACACTACGGATTTTGGCTGGCAAATCATACCATTAGATAATGAAGATTACGACAATGGAATGAATTACAATGCAGCGACTTACACATATACAACACCTTATACAGGGTATTATTCATTTCGTTTATATTTTACTTTTGAAAACGCTTCTTGTTGGACGAGTATACAGCTTCGATTAAAGTACAATGATGGCTCAAATGATTATTATATTAGTTTCGGAACTCATCAACCTATTGTTTTTGATGGTGTATTAGGATATACGTCAGGGGATTTATTTTTTAGCGCAGGATGGACTATTCAATTTCAATATTTAGGCTACGACAACTACAGTTCAGTTGATTGCCCTACTCCAAATGTTGATTTAATCGCAAATGGCTTTGTATTAGAATTAATGAATTTGAAGCCATTGACTGGTCCTGACATTATTTACTCAAATAACGCACCTGACATTAAGCAAATTGATTTCGTTTCAGATATAATTAAGATGCACAACCTTGCGGTTATTCCTGATGCTGCTGGTGTAAATAAACTTTTGCTTGAACCAATGTCGACTTATTTAGGCAGCGGTGCAACGCTCGACTGGACTAAGAAACTCGACACGTCAAAGGACATAGTCATTAAAGGAACTGATGACATCAAAAAGTCAAAGTTGTATTTCACTTATTCAGCAGGGCAAGATACTTACTCAAAGTTATTTGTTGACCAAGGTCGTATATATGGAGACTATAAACTTGAACCGTACACCGTTGATGCAAATCAAGTACCGAGCGAATTTTTGACAGGCAGCACAGAGGTTAAATTGATCGCTCAATCGACACCTTCAACACAAGTCAATGGAAGTAGTTTAATCTGCCCACGTTTTTGGACTCAAAGCGGTGACGAGCCACCGAAGTTCACAGCTCCCGGCTTACGCTTTTTATATTGGTCGGAAACCGCGCCAATTTATTTATATGATGAGGGTTTTGGCGGTTCGGTAGTTTACCAAAACGTGCCACTTGTAAATCACTATAACGACACGAGTGGTTTCAATCCAAACTTTGCAGGGCAGTACGATTTGAACTGGGCGCCTGAGACTCCGCTTCATGACTATACGATGAATCCGCAGAATAATTTATTCACGCAATACTGGCGCGATTATTTGGATTCAATTTATAGCGATGACGCAAGAATACTCGAAGCAAGTTTCGCGTTGAATAACACCGATATATTGAGTCTAAACTTCGGTGATTACGTTTTTGTCAAAGACGCTTATTGGCGCATCATTGAGTTAAGCGATTACAAGATGGGGCAATATGAAAGCACCCGTGTAAAGTTGCTGAAGGTTTCTCCCGGAGCACCTGCAAAGCCTGCCTGTGATATTATTCCTGTATCGAATAACCAAGATGGCTCAGTAAATTTTGAAACCCCTGCTGGCGCAAGTGTATCAGCTACTCAATACTGTTGTAATTACTTCAACTTTACATGGAGCGTTAACACAAATCTTTGCTATGGAAAGGTGCGTGACAGGCCGGGAATAACAAATCCGAATAACGACTCAACGGGCAAGGGTGAAATTACATCACTTAATTCAATTAGCGTTGGCGCGAATAATGTAATTACAACAGTTGGACTCGATGCAGGCTCATCCACTTTCTCGGTGTTTGCAGGAAATGAAATAAAAGTCAGCGGTACGAATGATAACTTAATTGCAGTTGGTGACACGCTCGAAGTTAAAGGTGATCAACGTGGCATTGCGATGTTTGGCAAATCAGTTGAAAGCGCAGTTCCTGGTTTAGTTGTCGGTGGCGGCTGGCCGCAAGACGATAGGAGTTATGCGTTCAATGGTTCTCAGAGTGCAGGTACATTTATGATGTCGGAGCAGGGAACGTATGCCGCAACATTAGGAACGCTTGAATTATTCATTGAGGGCATCGCGAATAAGCGACTAGAACTTGAAGACAATACTGCATGGTATATGCGAATGCAAGTAATGGTTCAGCCGACAATCAATCAGTACATCAACGCAACCATCACGGCACAAATTGGGAAAAGTTCGGGCATTGCCTTTGCGACTGCTCCGATAGTTCAATATCAGGACACGAGTATGGCAGGGCGCACGGTTAATTTAATCATTGACACGGCAACGAATACGGCACAGCATAGAATGAACATTCAACTTGCTGGCGGTACTTACCCATTCATCACTCGGTTGGTGGCTCAAATAAATTACACACAATTCAGATGAGAAACGATATAGGTATGTCTTTGGCTTTGTTGAAAGCTGGAATAAAATGCAGGCGTGAGGGTTATTCTATAAATCGCAGGCGCAAAATCGTCAAAACTTCCGTTATCTATTTAGTGCACACTACATCGTGGGCATTGATATTATTCGGACTCTATAAAATGATTTGGTAATGGCTACAAATAACTATGTTGTAAGTTTAAGTATTGACGATAAGGGCGCGGTTGCAGCGGTCAACGACATGACCAAAGCACTTGACAAAGCGGACAGCAGTTCACAATCGCTGAAGGCTCAATTACGTCAAATGCAACAGGAGCTTCAAAAGCTCGATGTGGGCAGTGCCGAGTTCCAAAAGTTGTCGCGTGAAGCTGGGGAATTAAAAGACCGAATTAACGACGCAAGTGAAGCGGTACGGGCGAATGCTGGCAGTGCGTTTGAGACATTAGGCAACAACGCATCATTATTACGTCAACGGCTTTTTAGTTTAGATTTCGAGGGTGTTGGTCAATCAGTCAAGGCATTAGCCGCGAATGTAAACAACTTGAAATTTGGTGAAGCGTCAAAGGGTGTTGGTTCATTAACCAGTGGATTTGGTGCGCTCGGAAAAGCGTTACTGACAAACCCAATTATTCTTATCGGTGGAGTCATTGCGTTAATCATTACGAATTTAGAAAAGCTCGCGAATGTCATTCCATTTGTGGGCAAAGCATTTGAAGTAGTTGGCGGCATCATTGATACAGTTGTTCAGGGTTTCAAAGACTTAACCGACTGGATTAACATAACAGAAAATGCGGCGGTTGATGCGGCAAACAAATCTATTGAAGCGCAAGATGAAACGATTAAAGCGATTGATAGGAATGCCAAACGTCAAGTTGCTATTGCCAAACAATTAGGGCAAGATGTCAACGCTGCGACGATTGAAGCGGAACAAAAGAAACTTGAAGCGTATCAAAAGACCATTGATGATATTGATAAGCTCAACGGCAAATTAACCGATGAACAAATCAAAGCAAGAAAGGCAGCATCAGAAGCTATTTTCGATATTGAGACTGCACGAATAGAACGGCAAGCGGAACAGAATCAAAAGGACATAGCTGAGAAAGAAGCTCGCGAAAAAAAGGCGCAAGAAGAAGCGGAACAACGTGCAAAAGAAGCGGCACAAAAAGCAGCAGAACGCAGACAAAAAGAGAGAGAGCAACGCGAATATGAAGCTCAATTCATTGCTGAATTATATGCCGAACAAGATGCACAAATTGAAGCGAACAATCAGGCGTTAGCGGACAGGTTAGCTGCGATATGGCAAAAGGCAAATGAGTTGAGTCGTGCCGCACAATTAGCGCAAGCGGATGATGTTGAAGCGATACAATTAGATATTGAGCAACGACTTGATGAACGTGGTAAAAGTGCGCGAGAGCTTGAAATGCAGGCACTCAATGACAAATACTTCGAGCAAAAAACCATGCTTGAAAATGCAGGGCAAGAGACTACCGCATTAACTGAATTGTATGAGTCAGAACAAAATGCAATTAAAGAGAAATATGCGCAAGAGGATTTAGACCGTAAACAACGCATTCAGGATTTTACAATTTCATCAGCACAATCAGGATTAAGTACAATACAATCATTTACTGAATTATTCGCAAAGAAAAGTGAAGCGTCCGCTAAACGTGCGTTTCAAATTCAAAAAGCGGTAAGTATTGCACAGACTACGATTGACACTTACAAGGGTGCTCAATCTATATTTGCCGCAGCAGCTGCAAATCCAGCCACAATTTTATTCCCAGCTCAACCATTTATTGCCGCTGGTTTGGCGGTTGCCGCAGGTATCGCGAATGTGGCGAAAATTGCATCACAAAAATTTGAAGGCGGCGGCGGTATTTCAGGCGGTGGAGGTGGCGGCATTCCATCATTAGGCGGTGGAGGTGGAGGAAGTCAACCGAGCGTTCCTGCATTCAACGCTTTGAATTTAGGGTTCCTACAAAACAGACCTGACCAAACACCAAAGGCGTATGTACTTGCGCAAGACGTTAGTACTGCGGTTGAAGCACGCGATAAGGTTAGAGATTTAGCACGAATAAACTAATAAAAACATGGATAAAAAAAGAATCGTTAAATGTGTCATTGACGAAAATGGCAAGTTAGGACTTACTGCGATGGGGCTTGTTGACATGCCGGCCATCGAAGAAAATTGGGTTGCGTTATCGAGCACCAAAATAAAGTTAGCAAGCGTGGACAACGAGCGCAGGATGTTATACGGTGCGGCTTTAATTCCCGAAAAGTTGATACTTCGAATTGATAAAAACAATGAAGAGTATTACATGACTTTTGACAAAGCAACTATCGAGACATTAGCGCATGATTTCTACAAAAAGAACTTGCATCATACGACTAATTTACAACACGCATATCCAGTAACGGGCGTGACCATAGTTGAATCATGGCTTAAAGAGGGCGATTCAGACAAAAGTCTTGCGCTCGGATTGAGTGACTTGCCCAATGGTACATGGTTCATAGGTGCAAAGGTTGACGATGACAACGTATGGAATGAAGTCAAGTCAGGGAATATAAGAGGTTTCAGCATCGAGGGAATGTTCGTTGAGGAAGCCGTTGAAATGAAAGTGCAGAGTGTTGAATCTTCGTTATTAAAAGAGATTGAACGGGTGCTTTCAATGGTATAAATTTGCTACTCATTGTTTGTTGTTTTAGTTATTGCATTTAGGTTAATAAGAATGGCGGGGCAACGGCTCCGCTATTTTTTTTTCTACTCGTCGAGGGTAAAATTGAGATTCTGCCGTTATAGGAAAAAATACTATAATGAATCTTAAAGAACAAATCCTTGGCATATTCCACAAATTCGGAATTGATCCAAAAGAGCACGGTGTAAAATTCGACACCGAGGTAAAGCTCGAAGCCGAAGCACGTCTTGCGGATGGCAATATGATTTACACAACTGCTGACGATTTCGGTGTTGGTAGTGACTGCTACATGAAAGATGCGGATGGAAATTCTTTCCCCGTTGGTGCTGGCGAATACCCACTTGAAGATGGCAAAGTTCTCATTGTTGGTGAGGATGGCAAAATTGCCGAAGTAAAAGAGGTTGAAGTTGAGACCGAAATGAGCACTGAGGACTTCATGGCAACTATCAAATCGTTGTCTGAAAAAATCAGCGTGTTGACAAACGAGCTTGCTACAAAGAGCGGTGAGATTAACGCGGTAAACGAGGAACTCGCAAAGGCAAAGAACGAAGCCGTTGTAAGTGCCACCGAACTTGCTGCATTGAAGAGCGCACCAGCTGCCACTTCAGTAAAAGAAAAGAAGGCGGCATTGAGCGCAAACGATGCTCCTGCAAAGCCTTGGAATGCGATGACATACCAAGAGAAAGTTTTCGCACAGATTCAAAAAATAAATAAATAAAAAAAAAATACTTTAATAAAAAATGGCTACAACCACATCACTTACCACAACTTATTCAGGTAAGGTTGCAGGCGGATATATTCGCGCTGCATTCATGTCAAACGAGACACTCGCAGGCATCACCGTAAAAGAGAATGTCGATTTCAAACAAGTCGTTCGTCGACTCGTTGATGACATCACTTTCGCAGAAGGTACTTGCGACTTCACACCAACTGGTGACATCACACTTGACGAGAGAATTCTCGAAATCAAAAAACTTCAGATTCAACGTCAAATCTGCAAAGGTGACTTAGGCGCTGAGAATGGCAACTTGTTGCACGACTGGGATGCTGCCGAAGTTCAGAACGGTCAACTTCCTACTTCATTGACAGATGCTTTAATCGCTACAATTTTGGGCGGTGCTGCTGCTAACAATGAAACTTTGATTTGGAACGGTGACGTAACTAATCCGGGCGAATACGATGGATTTGTTACTTTGATTGCTGCTGCTAACGCTTCTCCTTCAGCTGGTACAGGTGCATTAAATTCATCAAACATCATTACAAATCTTGGATTGCTTGTTGGTGCTTGTCCGATGGGAGTTAAGACTTCACAAGAAAAGCCTATCATCTACTTGTCACAGAACGCATGGGAAGCCTACATGATTGCTAACGCTGGTGCTGGAAATGGATGGTACACTTACGGTGGTCCTGAAATGCCAAAGCAATACTTGGGTTATCAGATGCACGTTTGCCCAGGTCTTCCTGCAAACCACATGCTGATTGCTCAGAAGTCAAATCTTTGGTTTGGTACCAACGTACTTTCAGATTGGAATGAAGTTAAAGTTCTTGACATGACTGACCTTGACGCTTCAGACAATGTACGTTTCCGCGCTCGTTTCTTCGCTGGTGCTCAAATTGGTTTCCCTACTGAGATTGCAACTTGGGGAGCTAATTTCTAATCATTAACAAATAATCATGGGCGGTGTAATAGCCGCCCTTAATAAAATAAAAACATGGCTTGTACAGCATTAACCACAGGATTTACGCTCGGATGTAACGATAGCATCGGAGGTGTGAAAACAATATATATCGGTTCTTTTGATCAGTTGACTTATACAATAAGTGGAACTCCTGTTCAATTAACAGCTGGCGCAGGAACCGTATATAGTTATACACCTTCAAAAAATTCTGCTTCAGCTACTTTCAATCCTACCGTGTCAGTTGAAAACGGAACGGTATTCTATACTCATAGCGTTTCATTTAGCTTGCGTAATATCACACCAAATAAGCGTGAAGAAATTGAAGCACTTGCAAAGGCTCGTGTTGGTTTGTTTGTTGAATTAAACAACGGTGAAATCATTGCTTTCGGTACAACTAATGGTCTATTCATGACCGCAGGAACTTTCCAGACTGGAACGCTTTACGGTGATTTTCAAGGCTATCAGTTGACATTTACAAGTGACGAACCAACGCAGCCATACACGTTAGAGGACCCTACTCTTGCTGCCGCTGGTTACACAGTAAGTGCAACAACTGAAGTTCAATAATAAATTGATATAAATATTAAACGGGTGGGCTCGCTGCCCACCTTTTTTATATACAATGGTTTATCTAAATACAAATACAGCAGGGCAAACATTACGGCTTTCACTCGATGAAGCACGGCAATACTATTCGACTGCATTCACCGATTATTTGCTTTTGATTTATCATGAAGAAAATTCAAACGTGGGTAATTCAATAGCACAAGTGCCGCCTATTGTTGTGGAAAACCAACGCTATACAGAACTCACAGTTACGACAGTTGGACTAACTTTACCCGGGCGTTATCGGTATGATGTTTATGGTCAAAATTCAAACAGCAACACTAATCCAAATAACGCAAGCGTTGTTGGTATATGTGAGCGTGGTTATTTGTATTTGAATGATTCAGGCGTTTATTTCGATGTGCCTACAATAACAATTCAAGACGATATAATTTACAATGGATAATAACATAGTCAATGTAAAGTTGCAAGAATACACTCCCGTAAGTTCGGTTGAGCGTGTTGACCGTGGTGGCTGGGTATCTTTTGGGGTGAATAATTTGTTCCCACAATACTTGCGTGAGCTTTCAGAGAGTAGTCCTGTGCATGGTTCGTTGTGCATTTCAATCGGTGACATGATTGCAGGCAAGGGAATCACATCGAATACAGGGCAGGAGCGTGTTGATGCGCTCGATGTTTATGGTCAATACTATGCAGCATCACATGACTTCAAAAAATACGGTGGTTATTTCGTTGAGGTAATATATTCAAATGACCGCAAGACCATTGCAAAGTTGAAGCACTTACCATTTGAGGAATGTCGCATTGCGGTTGAAGGGGAAGATGAAGAGGTTATCGGAATTTATCACAGCGAAGATTGGGCGAATACACGCAAGAAAAAAAACAGACCGACATTCATTCCAAAGTTCAATCCGAGCATGGCAGTACAAGAGCCATCGCAAGTGCTTTGGAAATTTGCATATACAAGCGGACAGATATACCCAAACCCTGACTATTGGAGTGCGGTAAATTATATTGAATTAGAGCGGCAGATAGGAATGTACCACGTGAATAACATCATGAATGGTTTATTCCCTTCATTCATTATTTCGTTCTTTAACGGGCAAATTCCACCCGATCAGCAGTGGGATATGAAACGTGACTGGGAGAAGTTACTCACGGGCGCACGCAATGCAGGAAAGTTTTTAATGACTTTCAATGAACGCGATACTCCAAAGCCTGACATCACATCATTCCCACTTTCAGATGCTGATAAACAATATCAGTTTTTGAGTGAGGAATCGACAAGTAAAGTCATGGTCGCTCACCGAATTACTACACCTTTGATTTTTGGTATTAGAACGCAATCGGGTTTTGGTTCAAACAAAGACGAAATGGCTGTTGGTTTAGAGATATTCACGAACCAAGTTATTGAGCCAGCGCAACGGTTAATCATTAAAGGTTTCACCGAAATACTTTCGTTTGAAATTCCAAATATTCAGTTGACTGTTATTCCAAATACACCACTTTCATTCTCGGTTGCTACCGAACCACCTGCTGCACCTGCGCCTGTGGTTCAATCACTTGAAAAAAAAAAGGGTTGTTGTCACGAATTAAGTGAGTGCCACGAATTAAGTGAGCAAGAAAATTCAACTATTGCGGATGAACTTATCGCACTCGGTGAGGAACCAAACAAAGACTGGATTTTAATAGATGCGTATGAGGTTGACTACGATACCGACGATGCTGAAAACAAAGAACTCGAAGTTATCGCAGCGCATGAATTAGCAAGTACGGGAACGGCACGACCAAACGCAAAGAGCGAACAGGATGCTTTAATTGACGGGAACTACTTCATCACTCGTTACGTATATGGCGGCGATTTCAGACATGATAACATGAGGGAATTTTGCCGCAAGATGTTACGTGCGAATAAGCTATATCGAAAGGAAGATATTGTCGCAATGGAAAGTAGAGCAGTCAATCCGGGTTGGGGTCCTAAGGGTGCAGAGACTTACGATATATGGTTCTACAAAGGCGGTGGAAACTGCAAACACTTTTGGCAAAAAACAGTTTGGGTTAATAGCAAAGGCGCAAAGATTAACCCTGAAAGTGAAGACGCTCGCAGGATTGCGGTGGCAAAAGCTGAGCGCATGGGTTACAAGGTAAGAAACAATTCACTTGTTGCAAAGTTGCCCGAAGATATGGACTATCGCGGATTCTTGGCGAGTAATCCAGTTTGGGGTGCTAACGGAAGTGCATATAATAAATAAACACTATGGCAGAAGTATTATTCATATCAGAAAACTACATAAAAAAATACACTCAGGTTAACGGAGCGGTTGATCCAAATCTTTTATACCCTGCGGTATATTTAAGTCAAGACAAATACCTTTCTCCTTACTTGGGTGATTCATTATTTGACTACTTAAAAAACGCAATCGCGAACAATACATTGAGCGGTAACTACCAAACTTTGGTAGATGATTATTGCCGTAAAGTTGTCCTATGGTGGACTATGGTCGAAGCCATTCCATCGCTTACATACAAGCTCGATAACGGAACTTTGGTACAACGTACAAGCGAAGATGCATCGCCTATTTCTGACTCGGTCATGAAGGATGCTATTGAGCGCGCGAAATCAAATGCAGAATATTACACGGGCGTGTTAGTGGATTACTTGTGTGCGAATAGTTCGCTATTTCCTGAATACTCAAATAACGTCTGGCCGCAACGCTCACCGATAGGCGTTAAAAAGAGTAGTTCAAATTACCTTTTTTCAAGCGGCAACACTGCGATGAATACACGTGGACCAGTGTTTAGTAACTTATTGAGTAAGCTCCCATGACCAAAGAGGAACTGAAAGCACAAATAAAAAAAGAAACTGAAGCATTACGCAAGTATGAGCGTGAGATGCTACTTAAATTGAAGAAAAATGAATCTAAATCTAAACCCGTTTGACATTGATTTCGCTGAGCCTGCAATGACTTTCGTTAAGTCATGCACTTTACTCATGGCTGGCACTGCTTTGGAAGGTGTTGAGCCTGTGCATTTGCCGCCTATTGTGATTGAATGTGCGAAAGTGCTTGCGTACTTGGGTGCGTCAGTTGCCTTTTTTAAGTTTATTTTGGTTCTGATTATGGGCAAAAATGTCACAAATGAGAAATGACATGATAATGATTGCGGTAATCGTATGTGTATTTTTTGCACTTATCATTTACTACGATCATAAACTTGTTAAGAAATCATTTGAAGCAACGAAATCGAGAATAAATAAAATATACGATGGGGCGAAAGCCTTCTTATTCGTTCACTTTTTAGATAACACGCTCAATGATCACGAAGACATTGACGAAATAAATTAAATATGGAAGATTTAACAAACCCAGGAAGCGCAGATTTGGTGCGCGAACTTTTACTAATTGTCGTTGGCTTAATCATTCGAGCCATTGAAAAAAGAAAGTTGAAGAAATCCTTACAGAATGCCGACTCGGTCGCTGAGTGATGCAGTAAAGGAGCTGGCTGATGCTTATTCAATGGCATCGTTAGCTTACATGATGACTTACCCGAATGCACCGCAACCATTTATTACGTGCGTTTATCGTTCACCCGAAGAACAGTTGGAACTCTACGCGCAAGGTCGAACAAAGCCGGGCAAGATTGTGACGCAACTAAAGTCTGGAAGCAAGCACAACACGAAACCATCGCGAGCCATTGACATTGCTTTTAGATTGGCCGGTGGTGGATTGACTTGGGATAAAAAGCATTTCATCAATTTCGCGCAAATCATTAAAACCATGAATCCTGCAGTGAAGTGGGGCGGTGACTGGAAGAAATTTAAGGACTATCCACATTTTGAAATATGAGTTTACCTAAATACAGAGAATATTTTGAGCCGATTATTTTCGGCAAAAGCACCGAGCCATACCGCAGTCAAGTGGCACGGGTTTACAAGTCTTTGAACCTTAAAGGTGAGTGTTCATTTGATAGCTTTTACAACAATTTCAAACGCTTCAAAAAGCAAGCGGCAAAGTTGAGCATCAAAGAGCAACAACCAGCACCAAAGCACAACGCATTTTCGGGGCTATTAAACGCACTTAAACCCGAGCCGAATCCTCTCGGTTTACCAACGTCACGAGAGTCGGTTTATAGTGCCTTCAAATTGCCCAAAAGTGCTAACGATATTCTTTTGCTCTCAGACATTCACGTGCCGTATCATAACATCGAAGCTCTCACGCTGGCACTTCAATACGGATTAGAGCATAAAGTCAACACGATTATTTTGAACGGTGACTTAATCGACTTCTATGCAATCAGCAGATTTGAGAAAGATCCACGCAAAAGAGATTTAGCAAATGAGGTGAACACGTGCAGGGAGTTTTTGACCGTATTACGCAAGCTGTTTCCAACTCAGGAAATTTATTTCAAGTGCGGAAATCATGATATAAGGTTTGAGCATTACATCATGCGTCAAGCTCCTGACCTTCTCGGACTCGGTGAGTATAATCTTGAAACCTTATTGAAGCTGG